TTATGTGTTCTGGAATTCTTCAGCCCGTCTTTCCAGCTCAGCCATGAAAGAAGTTTTGGCTTTTTCGTGAGCATCTGGGGCCATGATGCTGATGATTTGTATATTGTCATAATCCATCCAGTGCCTTGTATAAACCAGATAGATATTTGAAGTTCTGTCTATTTGGGCTTTGCTTTTCTTCCATGGTGGTTCTGACGGTAGTCTTATGTGTAATTTATATACAAACGAACCACATAATCTTGCGTTATCTTCCCACTGCCCTTCATTGCCGAATCTGTCAGGGAGAACACCGGTATTTAACCAGTTTTCCAGAGCCTTTCCGTAAACTTTTGCAATGTCCTGGTATTCAACATCTTTATGAATGCTTACTTTGCTTGCCATCAGGAAAACTCCGGTGCCGGGAGTCCCATGTTTTTATGCTCGGCAATAATCATTGCTTTCACATTTCCGTCAGACAGCGTATTGCCTAGGCTGGTCGTTTTGTCTGGTGCGGTGCTTCGTTTGATGGCGTTGATGGCATCACGAGCGATAAACTCTCCCTGCGCAATTGCCCGACCAAAACGAACCAGTTTATTGCGATAGGCGATTCTTTGCTCCAGACTATCCGGATACATTTTTGCCAGGTTATCCGGATCCATTACAATTTTGACAGCCTCTTTAACACGGGTGTGCTGCTTAAGTGACTCTTCGCATATTTTTATGATTTTTGCGGTTTTGTCAGCAAACAGAGCTCCCTTGCCTTTGTTCTGTCGTTCTTCAATGACTGCATTGAGCGCGGCACGCATGTTGTCATTCAGCCCGTTGATATATTCAATAGCTTCTTCAAGAGGCAGAAACACCTGACCATCATGATGCTCAAATGTAAGCATTGAAACCACTCTGGCGTGTGTCACGGATTCAATAACTGTTGTTGGTAGTATCGTGCTTTTAGCTGGCACCGGAGCCAGTGATGCTGTCAGAGCTGTAGCAATAGCAGCAATGGCAGCAGACTTTGATTTTTGTTTCATAATGCACTCCACAGGTTGATGTGTTCAGCATATCGCAAATAGCAGCTTGTATAAAGAAACGCCACATCAGCCGTGATCGTTTTACGCGCTTTTCTTCTTGGATTTGCTGGTTGGTTTTTCTGCGCCAGCTTCCGTCAGTCGTGACATGCTGAAACACTTCTGCACGCTGTTGTTGCAATTGTTCGCCGGGCTTTACATCAGGCAGGTTATGACCGATGGGTAAGATTTGCCTGATAACAGGCTTATCCGGGTGTCCTTCAATGTTGGATATTTCCACGATGGTGCCTGCTGGCGGGTAGGCAAAACATCCCGCCTCACTGCCAGCTATGGGGCGGGGGAGTGGTACTGCCGGGTAAATGGGGGTATCGCTTTTTTTGTTACTCCGGCAATTCTGTCTGTTAATTCTGAGGTAAAGGCAAACTCATCTGATTGTTTCCCCTGTGTGAAGCTGGCAGCTCATGCCACGGGATACCTTCTGAAGAGTGAACGCCGGAGGCGTGTTTTGATGTGAATTTATGGAAAGCTTCCAGTGTTGAGAAGCATACGCCGCATTCCAGGTTGTTACACTGGTAATACTTTTGCCGAACGGTGTTTGAATCATTTTCCGGACGACTGGTGCGGATACGGGCAGATGCGCCACAAAGCGGACAACGGAACATAGCGACCTCCCTTAACGTGGTGCTGCCGCTATTCTAAGTTGCTCAGTCTGTTTCTGCTATCCATTCCGGGATTTTTGCCTCAAGCTCAAGCTGCGTGGTAAAGCCGCTGTTATCAATGGTGTGCTCGGCTTTTGCAATAATCCAGTCCTGATTGTCGATGTCATTTTTGAAGCCTGTCACCGTGCCATGCATTTCGGGATAGAGTTCTGCACGTCCACGCGCCAGCGTGATGGAGAATGATGCGGCTCCGCGTTGTAGTTGCTGCCACTTTGCCGCCGCTGCGCGTCTTGCTGCCTGCTCGTTCTGATAAGTCTTGCGTAACACAAACACATTGCCTTCCGCACCTTCCATATAATCACCTTCACGGCTGCTGCTTTTCTCCTTTTTGGGTTTTGGCGGTTTACGGCGTTTTACGCTGACCTTTTTCTTTTTCCCGTAATTAAGATCAAGCCAGTAGGCGCGTACCCCCGTATACGCCTCGCGGTCAGCAATACGGAACTGATGGCGATCGCCGCTGCTGCGTGTAATGGCGAACGAGGGCAACGGCTGGCCCTGTGCGTTCACGCCACCACCGGGCATGATGAATAACAGATTGCCGCTTTTTACCGTGGTGATTGCGCCCAGCATTTCCGCCATGCGCGTAAGGAAGGACATGTCGCTTTCTTCGGTCTGGTCGGCGTGGTCGATTTCGATATCCATCAGCATTTCGCTGATTTGTGGTTTCAGACCGTACCGATGAGCGATGGCGGATACCACTCGCTCAACGGTCACATCATGCCAGGACACCTCACGTTTAACGTTAAATTCATCCCGAAAATCTGCGCTTCTGGCTGAAACAGTCAGCCTGTCCGGCGGTCCTTCGTGAGCGATTTCATCAACAATGTAAGTGCCTTTTTCTGTCAGCGGTTCCCCTTTCCAGCCAATGAGAACCGTCAGACGCGCGCCCCGTGGCGGTAGCTGCAACTGGCCATCGGCATCATCCAGCGTGATGGTGAGCTGGTCCGCCTCAAATCCCCGGTTGTCGGTCAGTGACAGGCTCATCAGGCGTTCTGCCACGCCGGACAGCGTTTTACCCTCGGCGAGAATATCAAAATCCGGCATTTTCACGGGGTCTGTGCCCTGACTGAGCAATTGCATGGTGGTGTCGGTCATCTGTTCCCTCCCTGTGCGGCATGGTCGCATGTGCGTGCGGAGTGGGTTACTGCTTTTTGTTGTCGCCGTGGCGGGAGAATAGCGCAGGGGTGAGATTACGCGCGTGGTGGGTGATGATTGTTGCTGAATCATTTAACGGATACAAGGGGCTGAAGCTATGAGTGAAACTCGTTTTCATGGTGCCCGTGTTACGGAAAATACCGACCTGGTCACAGCGATTAACGATGTTGATTCCAGCGTTATCGGTATCGTGGCAACGGCGGATGATGCGGACGCGAAGCTGTTCCCGCTGAACAAGCCCACATTGCTGACCCGCGTCAATGACGTGCTGGGAAAATGCGGGACAACGGGGACGCTTTATCGTGCGCTTAAGGCCATCGCAGACCAGGTGAGCACAAAGGTGATCGTCGTTCGCGTGGCTGAACACAAAGAAGAAGACGGAAAGACGCAGGATCAACTGGTTATCGGTGGTTCTGAGGATGACGGCAGCTATACGGGGATGTATGCGCTGCTTGTTGCAGAGCAGGATGAAAGCATCGGATACCGTCCGCGTATTCTGGCCGCGCCGGAGCTGGACACGGAGGCGGTGACAAAATCCCTGTGCGTGATTGCGGGTAAACTACGCGCGTTTGTGTATGCCACATGTCATGGTTGTAACACGATGGCTGAGGCGATTACCTACCGCCAGAAATTCAACGAACGTGAGGTGATGCTCTTATGGCCGGACTTCATCGCCTACAACCCGAAAAGTGGCAAAAACGAAACGTTCCCCGCGCCTGCCTATGCGTGCGGCCTTCGTGCGTACATTGACCATGAGCAGGGATGGCACAAATCACTGTCCAACGTTCCGGTTAAAAATGTGCTGGGGATGTCGAGGCATGTGTTCTGGTCGTTACAGGCCGAAGACAGTGATGCCAACAGCCTCAACAACAAAGAAATCACGACCATTATTCGTCGCAACGGGTTCCGCTTCTGGGGCAACCGCACACCGGAAACGAACGCCTACATCTTTGAGGTGTATACCCGAACCGCACAGGTGCTGGCTGATTCAATTGCGGAAGCGCAGTTTGAAACCATCGACAGTCCACTGACGCCTGCGAACGTGAAGGATGTTATCAGTGCCATCAGAGCAAAACTGGATTCGCTGGTTACTGCCGGGAAACTGATTGGTGCGGAGTGCTGGTATGACGTGGTGGATAACGGCACCACGAATTTACGTCAGGGACGTGTGCGTATTCGCTACAAATATACGCCCGTTCCACCACTGGAAGACATGGAGCTTTACCAGACGTTTACTGATGAATTCTTTGGTCCCGCATTTGCGGTGCTGGGAGGTGTCTGATGGCTGTACCAAAACATCTTCGCTTTTTTACGTTGTTTGTGGATGGTGAAAACGAAGTGGGTAAAGTGACATCCGTCACGCCGCCCAAACTGACGCGCAAAACCGACAGCTATCGTGGTGGTGGCATGATGGGGGCGGTAAGTATTGATCTCGGTCTGGACGACTCCGCGCTTGATGCGAGTTTTGTTATGGGGGGAGCTGTTCGTGCGCTGTTCCTTAAATATGGCGGCACGATTGACGGCACGCTGCTGCGTTTTGCGGGTGAATACTACACCGATGCAGAAAGTGATCTGTATGAAATCGAGATGCGCGGGCGTGTGACGGAAATTGATATGGGGGAAGCCAAACAGGGCGAAGCCACATCACACACTTACGCTGTCAAAAACACCTACTACAAGCTGAGCGTTAACGATCGCCCGCTGTGGGAAATCGACCTGTTGAACCACATCTACCGGAAGGACGGCAAGGACATTGTGCCTGACCGTATCCGTTCCGCGCTTGGGCTTGGCTGATAAATAATATGCAGGCGGCGCAGTGCGTCGCCTCTGACTGAAAAGGAGACAACTGATGAAAGACATCGATACTGAAACCCGGAATAACACCGTGGCGGATGATGTGACGGCAGGTGAGGATATGGCTGTCGAACGTGGCGTAAAACTGACCCGACCAATTGAGCGTGGTGGCGAAAAAATCACGTATGTGGAGATCACCGGGGCTATTGAGCAGGCTGGATCCCTGCGTGGTCTGTCGCTGTCTGATGTGCTGAATCTGAAAGCGGATACCATGTTCACGCTGTTGCCTCGCGTGACCTCGCCACGACTGGATGAAGTGATGATTAAAAAAATGTCGTCACGCGATTTTATTCAGTTGTGCGCTGTGGCTGTAAATTTTATGAGCGAGCCAGACTCTGGCGCGAAGAGCGTGCAGGAGACGGCAGCGTAATCACCCTGGTGTGCTTTGAGCACATCGAAGATCTGGTGGCGGATATTGCCGCCATTTTTAACTGGTCGCCCGCCGAAATCTTCATGATGACGCCCGGCGAAGTGGTTAGCTGGCGCGAGCGGGCGGCACTTCGCAGCGGGAATGCAGATAATGAAGACTCTTGATATCCGGGTCGCTTTCAGCGCCGTTGACAGGCTGACCCGGCCTGCCGAAAACGCCCGCCGCCTGATGGGGCAGTTTGGTGACTCCATCCAGCGAACGCAGGGGGCGATCAAAAATCTCGAGCGTCAGGCGCGTTCATTTGAGCGCGCCCGCGACGCTGTCAGTAAAGCGGATGCGGGCATATTGAAAGCACGACGCCAGCTTAACGCCCTTAATCAGTTACAACGCACGGGTACAGTGCTCAGCGAAAAACAACAAAAGCTGATGCAGCAGTTAAGCACCCGGCTTGAACGTCTGAATGAATCGCGCACACGGGAAATTCAGAAAATGCGGGAGCTTGGCGGAGAGCTGAAACGCCACGGCATTTCCCTGACAGGCAGCGATAACACCATCCAGCAGGCCATCAGACGCACCGAACAGTACAACAACCAGCTTGAACGCGAACGGCAGGCGCTTGCGCGTGTAACGCGGGCGCGTGAGCGGTATTCGCGCGCGCAGGAAACAGCGGGAAAACTGAAAACAGGTGGTGCGCTGGCAATTGGTGCGGCAGCGGCGGGCGGCTATGCTGCCGGGCGTTTTTTGCAGCCTGCGATCGGGTTCGGGAAAGAGATGTCCCGCGTTCAGGCACTGACGCGAATCGACCAGAACAGCCCGCAGTTTAAGGCGCTGCGTGAGCAGGCGTTAAAACTTGGCTCTGAAACGCAGTTCACCGCAGGCGATGCCGCCAGTGGGCAGGCATTTCTTGCAATGGCTGGCTTCACACCGCAGGCCATTCAGGCTGCGCTTCCGGGCGTGCTGAGCATGGCAACGGCTGGCGGCATGGATCTCGGCGAGACGGCGGATATTGGCTCAAATATCCTGACGCAGTTCGGCCTTTCTGCTGACCAGATGGACCGGGTTGGCGACACGCTCACCGCAGCGTTTACCCGTACCAACACTGACCTTCGCGCACTGGGCGAAACCATGAAATATGCAGGTCCGGTGGCGGGTAAGCTGGGAATATCGCTGGAGCAGGCCGCAGCGATGGCGGGCGTGCTGGCGAATATGGGTATCAGAGGGAGTGATGCCGGGACGGCAATGCGTGCCAGCCTGGCTCGTCTGGCATCACCGCCAAAGGCAGCAGCAGAGGCGCTGAAAGAGCTTGGTGTGGCAGTCTCTGACGCGAACGGCAAAATGCGCCCGATGGAGGATGTGCTGGCCGACCTTTATAAAGCCACCCGCAAATACGGGGAAGTTGACCGGGTATCGTTCTTTAAGGACATTGCCGGAGAAGAGGCTTTCACATCGTTTATGGCGCTCGTTGATGCAGCGGGTGACGGTTCCTTACCCAAACTGAGAAAAGAACTTGAAGGCGCGCGCGGTGAGGCTGAACGCACAGCAAAGGTTATGGCCAACAACCTTGACGGCGATCTGAAATCACTCGGCAGTGCATGGGAAGGGTTGCGCATCCGCATTGCAGATCTGATTGACGGTCCGCTGCGTTCTGTCACGCAGTGGCTCACGCGGGTGGTATCAAGGGTGACGGCGCTGGCGCAGGCCCATCCGGCACTGACGCGCCAGCTACTGATAGCAGGCGGTGCGTTGCTGGCAATGACTGCAACGGTTGGCTCGTTGTCGCTGGCTATTGGTGTGCTTGCTGGCCCGCTGGCAAAACTGCGTCTTGGTTTTTCTCTCCTGACCGGATCAATGAATGCTGTCAGGGTCCTGCCAGCACTATGGGGAATGGTGACGGGTTCCGTTTCTTTGCTGGGAGGTGCTATCGGGGCGCTGTTCAGTCCGGTTGGTCTTATCGTGGCTGCGCTTGCCGGAGCTGCCATTCTTATCTGGAAATATTGGGATCCCATCAGGGCATTTTTTGCCGGGGTGTTCAGCGGGATTATGGAAAGGCTGACCCCGTTGCGCGAAACCTTTGAACGGTTTGGTCCTGTTTTTGACGCAATCGGAAGCGGGATCAGCCAGGTGTTTAACTGGTTTAAATCGCTGCTGTCACCGATGGAGTCCAGCAAGGAAACGCTGGATAAATGTACCAGTGCTGGCGAGATATTCGGTAACGTTCTTGGTGGCGCGTTACAGCTTGTTCTGACGCCTGCAAAAATGTTGCTGGATACGCTGGCGTGGATACTTGAAAAACTCGGTGTGCTTCCGGATGAAGCGGAAAGGGCGAGAAAGAAAATCGAAGACGCACAGCGTGCGGCTATTCTCCAGGACAAGGTTGCCTTGCTTCAGGGGGACCTGGCGAAAATCAATCCGCCGAAGCCTGTAGAAAATGGCAATGGCACCGGAGGTGATAAACCCAAAGATAATAAACCGCTCACAGACAGCAATACCGGTACGCTACGCAGGCTCAGCAAAATTGCTGATAACACAGGTAAGCTGGTTGATGAGACGAAAAAACGCATTGGCCCCGGCGATATTGTCTTTAAGAACCTGCCCCGCGCACTTGCCGTTCGTGGGGAGTGGCAGGAGCGGAAGATTGCGCAGGTCAGTAAGCCTGCCCCCGCAATTAATATCACGCCTGTGGTTCCGGCCCCGCTGCCTCCGGCGCTGGTCCCTGTTGTTGCGGCCAGCTCCCGCCCGGTGGCGGAGGCCATACGATCGCCAGTGGCATCAGCCCCAACACCTTCGCGTAACCGGGAACCTGTTGCCTCAGGATTTGGCGGTGAAATTCATGTTCATCTGCATAACGTTGTTACGCAGAATCCCCGCGAACTGGCGAAACTGGTCGGTGAAATGGTCAGGGCAGAAATGGAACGGCGCGCCCGTGCCGGGCGTGGCAGTTTTTACGATAAAGATTGAGGAGTCATGGCCATGATGATGATCTACGGCATGTTTGTTTTTGAGCTGCGCACGCTGCCGCATCAGCAGTTACAGCAACACAAAAGCTGGCGGCATGTGAAAAATGAACGCGTTAACCGTTCAGCAAGCTGGCAGTATATCGGTGCAGGTGATGATCGCATCGTTCTTTCTGGTGTGCTTTATCCTGAAATTACAGGTGGCGAAGTGTCGCTGTCGCTGCTGACCACGCAGGCGTATACAGGACGACCCTGGCCTTTGATTGATGGCGTCGGGCAGATTTACGGCATGTATGTCCTGACCGGAACGAATACGACCCGTTCCGAGTTTGATCGCTACGGTAAGGCGAAAAAGATAGAATTTTCACTAACCCTTGAACGCTGTGATGAGGATTTGCGGGAACGCCTGCAATCCTCATCGTTCAGCGATATGCTGTCCGGCTTCAAAGATAAGGTGACATCATCTCTTAACAGCGCGGCCAGTTCAGTTAAAGGGCTGTTCTGATTAACGCAAAACCGCTAATGGTCAGATTAGCGGTTCTTTCTGAAAGTGTTTCTCTGGAGCTGATAAAACGTATTCCTCCTGAGAAGATTAAAATTTCTTATCAGGGAGCAGGAGAATAGCCTACGCCTCCGGCAGTTCAGGCCAGATGACATCCGGTGCGGTGCTGGTATCTGTTGCCGTCACAGCGTCGATATAATCCAGCACAACGTTAAGTCGGGTAGTTTCTTCTTGCGTCAGTTTGCGCCCGGCCTGCAGCTTTAACTGAATCAC